AGCTCTCACCAAGGGAGCACTCAGAGTGGACATGAGCGCCTACGAACTACCGCCGCTTCCTGATCGCCGAACTGATCGGCGCCACGCAACCGCTTAATTGTTAGATGTTAGGTACAGCGTGCCAGACATGGGTTTTTATAGGCTTTTCGGTTTGACTTAACTTCATGCCAACAAAGTCTAAGGCTTAACAGTGGGTTAACGGCTTTACCTAACACATACAGTATCGCGACATAACGCGAGCTGCGGAGGGTCTGACATGCGCTCGACAGAGCACGACGAGGAGCATTGGTCCGGGAACCAGCGCGGGCTGGTACCCGAGGCTCGGGGTGTGTGGCGCGGCATCCTCACCGGCGTTGCGATGTGGGCGGCGCTCGCGGCCATCGTATGGCTGTCCCATCGGCTCGCCTGATGGGCTACACGCCGTTGTTCGATTCGCTCACCAAGGGAACGCTGTGCGGTCGCTGGCCTGATATCGGGCTGTGGCCCATCGTGCTCTCGCTGTCGGATCGTCACGGCGTGGTCGATGTCACGCCGGCCTTCCTGTCGAGTGTCACGGGCCTGCCGGTCGATGAGGTCGCTGCGTGCATGAAGCGGTTCTGCGCACCCGACCCGCACAGCCGATCCGAAGCAGTCGGGGGTGCCCGGCTTGAGCTTCTCGACGATCACCGGGACTGGGGCTGGCGGATCGTGAATCACGGGCTCTATCGGGAGAAGGCCCGCAAGGCGCAGTTCGACACTGAACGGACCGCGAGCGGAAAGGATGCGGAACGAAAGAAAGCGTCCCGCGATGTCCCGACGCGTCCCGCGCCGTCCCGCGTTCTCCCGCTCTCAGACTCAGACTCAGACTCAGACTCAGACTCAGACTCAGACTCAGAGAAGATTACTACGGCCGCTGCGCGGCCCGCACCGGTCGAGTTCGCCCGCTTCAAGCTCACGTTCCCCGCACGCTCCGGGTCCCAACCCTGGAGTCGAGCCCTGAAGGCGATCAACGCCCGACTCACGGAAGGGAGCACGTGGGCTGAAATTCTCCACGGCGCCGAACGCTATGCCGAGTTCGTCGTGGCCACCGGAAAGCTGAACACCGAGCACACGATGCAGGCGGCCACGTTCTGCGGTCCGGACAAGCACTTCCTCGCCGACTGGCGCCTGCCGGCCACGAAGGCCGACGTGCGCTTGGCGTCCAATCTCTCGGCCGCCGATGAATTCATGCGCCGGACGGAGGCACCGTGAAGCCCACGGACCGCAAGAAGTTCCTGGAGGTCGTGGTGGGCTTCGCTGAGCTCAAGGGCAAGTCCCTGTCCGCGCCCGCGCTGGAGCTGTACTGGCGCTCGCTGCAGCACTGGAGTCTGGAGGATTTCCAACTCGCGGCAGAGCAGCTCTTGCGGTCGTGCGAGTTCATGCCGTTGCCGAAGGACTTCGAGGATTTGCGCAAGGCCGGTCGAGAAACGGCCGGGGAGGCGTGGGCGACGGTGCTGGAGTGCGCACGGGGAGGGCGCGCGTTGCCCCAAGGTGAGCCGCTGCTCGCGCGCGCGGTCAACGCGATCGGGGGACTGCGTGCGGTGATGATGTCGGACGTGGACAAGACGCAGTTCCTGGAGCGTCGATTCTGCGAGCACTTCGAGCAGATGCAGGACTCGGACGAGGTGCGTGAGGCGGTCCCGGAGATCGCATTCTCGGACAGGAACAGGCTCAGCGGCCCGCAGGGCGTCAAGAAGCTGATGGTGAGCGCCGACTCGTGGGAGCGGAAACCATGACCGACCCGCGAGCGCTCGACGCCTACGCGATTCCCCGCCGCCTCGCGCCCGGGTGCCAGCACAACCTCGGCTGCAAGTGCGACCCGCCTTACTGGTTGCGCCCATCCTCGCCGGCTGAGCAGGAGCGCGAGTCGAAGCTGTGGCCCGTCGCGCCGCCGGGAGCGCTGAAGTGAGAGCTGCTCGCCCGCTTCCTGAAGCTCCGGGCCTCGATGCTTCAATGGCGAAGCTCCATAAGCGCTGTGCGGACGTGGCGGACAAGCGCGCAGCGTCCGCGATTGATCGCAAGCTCATGGACGCCGGGGCGTTGAAGCCGGGCGAGGGGATCGATCTCGGCACGGGTGAGATTCAGATTCCAACAGGGCAGGCGATGGCAGTCGCTGAGACCACATCCGGGACGGCCGTATCCTCTACGCCCGTACATATACCCTCGGATGCTGTAGGCGGGTCATCACCCTCGCCACAGCCGCGCCCTGTGGGCCTTGAGTGGATGCCGCCGAAGCGCAACGCCGATGGCTCCGCCAGCACGGTCACGATGGACGGTCGCTATGCCGTCCTGCGCACGCCGAAACTCCCGCCGTTTCGCTACACCACGTTTCACCTCGACGCGGGACTTCGGTATGTGCTGGGCGGGACGGATCGGGCCGAAGCCGCGCGCGAGTTGGCGCAGCAACATGCGCAGAAGCGATGAGCATCCACCGCTTCAACGCCAAGGTCGATTCCACGAGCGCGGATCTGGTGAAAGCGCTCAAGGAACTGCGCGTGCAGGTCTGGGTGATCCGCCAACCGGTGGACTTGCTGTTGCGCTTCTGGTGCAACCGCCATCAAGCCTTTTGCTGGCAGCCGCTGGAGGTGAAACCCGCGAAGTCCAACGGCCAGCCGAAGTTGCGTAAGGACCAACAAGCGCAGACGGACTTTCTGGAGCTCACGGACACGCCCGTGGCCTGCGATCTGCGTCAGGCCATCCAGGGCATCAACCGCTATCACCAACTCGCGGTGAACCTATGAAGATCAACTGGCTGCGGATCTCACTCGGGATACTGGCGATTCTCGCGGTATCGTATGTCGGCCTGGCGCATGCGCAGACCAAAACCCCGGGCGCGCCAGGGCAGGGTGCCGCGCCCGTGAGCACCACGGGTCTGGGCGGCTTGATGCCGGGGATTCTCGCCGGCCCGCTGCTGTTCACGTGGGGGAAGACCTCCGTCTACGACGACAACACCGCGATCCCGTCCACCGTTGCCGTCACGTACAACGTCTACGAATCGCTGAACGGTGCGGCTGAAACGCTGATCGGTGGTGGGCTCACGCTCACGAGTGCTGCGGTGAATTCCTTCCCGCTCGCTGCCCCTCACTGCATCACGATCACCGCAGTTGCCGCAGGGGTCGAGAGCGTACACACCACGGCCGTCTGTGCGACCCCACCGGCGCTCATGGTGAAAGCCACGGACACGAACGCCTACAAGCGCCGGGAGAGCCTGGGCGGCTATACGTGGGTGGTCTTCGGCACGGTCACGGTCGGGACGGTCTGCGATGCCACGCACCAGGACGATGGCTACCAGATCATCCCACGCGCTTTCGTCACGCTCGCCAACAAGTTCGATACGTTCCCTCTGGTTTCATGGGCGCACTGCCAATGAAAGTCAGTTTTGCCGAGATTTTGGGCTCCATTTCCGCCGCCATCATCAAACCGATCCAGGAGAGTATTGCCGCCATGTCACAAGCCGTTACCGACCTCGCCGCCGCTGTCACTGCGAATACGAATGCGACAAACGCACTCAAGTCCGTTGCGGACAGTCTGAAGGCGCAGAACGTCCAGCTCCTCGCTACCACGCAGACCCAGGCCGGGCAGATCACCGATCTCACTGGCCAGCTCGCCACTGCGAAGGCCAATCAGGTAGACCCAGGTGACGCCGCAGCGATTGCCGCCTCCACTGTGAGTATTCAGTCTGCTACGCAGACGCTCGCGGACACCGCTGCGGCGGATGCGCCGGGGAACTGATGCAACGCGGTCTCGCCAATGTCTCGCCGGAGCGCCGCCGTGAGATTGCCTCTCTCGGCGGCAAATCCGTTCCGCGCGAACACCGCGCGTTCTCTCGCGACCCGGAGCTAGCGCGTGAGGCGGGTCGCAAAGGGGGAAAGGCTGCGCGAGGGCGCTCAGCGCTGACGCTGGCAGAGATTGACGAACTGATCGTCAGCGTTTCACGTGGAGCATAGCAATGGGGAAGCCGTCAATCCTTGAACGCCGCGCCGACTTGGTTGAGCCGGTCGGCGAACTCCTGGAGGGCCGAGGCGACGGACGGATGGCAACCGAACATGTTGTCGCATCCCGCAGCAGCGTTGAACGAGTAGCCGCCTTCGGGGGCGGGTGTCTTCGTCGCGCGGCACTGGAGTTCCATGCTAGAGCTATTGAACGTCTCAATCAGGCTGTCCGTCGCAGTCTGGATCTTGTAGCCGCATTCCTGGGTAATCCAATCGCGCGCTGCCGCCCACATGGCCTCGCATTGACGGTGGAGCGTGCAGCGCGGTTGCGGCGTGTTGACGAGCTTGCGACGCGCTTCACGGTCGGCGTCCTGGGCTCGCTGCTCGAATGGCAGCACGCAGGAGGTCAAACCTAAAAGTATGCCAGCAGTCACTGGCAAAAACCGGAAGTTCGCTCGCATCACGATTTCCTTTTCGGAGGGGGAAGCGGTTGGCCGTCCGCGATCACCTTGCGGCCGATCTTCTTCACGACTCGCGGTGCACGGGGATTGGAAGCCCAGCGGCGCCGCGCCTTCTCGGATGCCTTCACGTGGACACGCGTGAATTCCCAAAGCCAGCCGTTTCGTTCATAAATGAACCGGCCAAACGGTGCTGTAAGTGCGAGAAATCCTTGTCATTGGCATTTTTCTATCTCTCGAGCAAATCCCCGGATGGCCGGCAGTGCATCTGCAAGGACTGCCTTCGTAAGCATTATAGCGGGCGGGCCCGGCGCGATCTGCTACGCCGACCCTACGGAATTCACCCCGCCGTGCTTGCGTGGTTCCGCTCCCGGTCGGTCGATATATCAGGGGAGGCTATAGCAGCGTAGATGGCAGCCGTCTTCATCTACGGTCTTTACGACCCCCATACCAGCGAACTGAGATATGTGGGCAAAGCAAAAGATGTCGCCGCCAGACTCAAGGGGCATTTGAGAGCGACGCGCAGAACCCCGGTTTACGATTGGATTAAATCCCTTCGAAAGCACGGACTTGCGCCAATTGCCAGCGTGATGGAAGTCACTTCTGATCACGAATGGTGCGCGGCCGAGCGTCGAGTAGTAGCCGCTCACCGCCAATCAGGGCGCCTTCTGAACGTTGCTGACGGTGGCGATGAGCCTTTTTGCCCCATGCATGTGCGGGCTGAGAATGGGCGCCGCGTCGCCGCTCGCAGGGATAAGCGGGTCTGGCGACTCAAGAGGGAAATGGGGCAGGCCCTGATGCGTGGGCATGTTTCTGAGGCGGCGAAGGAAAAGCTTCGATACGCGGCCGCCAAGGCGCCGCACCTCTTCGGGGAGTACGCAAGCATCTAATGGGTCGACCATCCCTGTACTCCGAGGAACTCGTCGATACCATCTGTGACCGGCTCATTGAGGGTGAGAGTCTACGGAGTATTTGCCGCGACGAATCCATGCCGGGAAAGCGGACAATCTTCGACTGGCTCGTCCTTCACGACGCTTTCCGTACCAAGTACGCGCGCGCGCGGGAGATTCAGAGCGAGCTGAAGTTCGATGAATTACAAGAGATTGCGGACGACGGCACGAATGACTGGATGGAGAAGCGCGACCGCGAGAATGCGGTCATCGGCTGGCAGGTCAATGGAGAGCATGTAAAGCGCTCTGAACTGAGGGTCGCGACCCTGAAGTGGCGGCTGGCGAAGCTTCAACCCAAGAAGTACGGCGAGAAGGTCGATCTCACAAATTCCGACGGCTCCTTCTCGGGAGCCTTTGCCCGGCTGATTGCGGAGGAAGGTGGCGTTGAGCGCGATTCTCGAAGCGACTCGCCGGATGCGGGAGCGCGCTCGGCTTGACCCGAACTGGTTCGCCCGTGAGATCCTGGAACTCAAGGCGCGCCGCGGCGAGCCCGAAGTGGGCGCGCCGGGATTCGACTGGCGCACGAGCTGGATCAAGGACGGCTGGCAGATTGAGTTGGCCGAAGCCGTCGCTGACGTCTTCCGCAAGCGCCAGGGGCTGCCGACTGTCGTCAACCACGACGGGAAGAACCTCATTTCCGTGGTCGCCCCCCAGGGGCCGGGCAAGACCTTCGGAATCGCCGAACTCGCCCACTGGTTCGGCTTCTGCTGGTACCCGTCGATTGTGGCTGTCACGGCCCCGAAGCTCGAGCACGTCAAGACGCGGTTCTTCGGCGAGTTCGCGAAGATCCGCAACCGCGCGATTCCGGAGTACCGCGAGCTTCAAGACGTGCAAGCAACGCGCGTCTACTGGCGCACGCACGACCCGGACAACCATTTGCTGGTCGCCGAGACGGGCACGCAGCCTGAGAATATGCAGGGTCTTCGGCGGCGTTTCACATTGGTGCTGGTCGATGAAGCGAGCGGCATGGACGAGAATATCTTCCCGGTGCTGCTCGGCAATCTCGCGAGTTCGGAAGTCGGGATCCTGGTCATGATTTCCAACGCTACCCGCATGACGGGAGTGTTTGCGCAGAGCCAGCTTTCGAGTCGGCTGGCGGGTGACTACTACCGCCTGCCGATCACACTGGAGAAGGCGAATCGAGTCTCCCGCGACTGGGTGGCGCAGATGATCCGCATGTGGGGCGAGCATTCCCCGCAGGTTCGGATTCGGTGCTTCGGGGAGTTCGCCGACTCCAGCCCAAACCAACTGATCGCGCTGTCCTGGATTCAGCGGGCCATGAGCCGGGCGCCCCGCGAAACGGATGGTTCCTTGCCCAAGCTGCGCGTGTCGATCGATGTCGCCGACGGTGGAATCGATGAGAGTGTGGTCACGATCTGCCGACACTTTCAGAGCTTCCGCCGCGTCGAGAAGGTCAAGCGCTATTCGTTTCCGAGCTCCGAGGCGCCCATCCTCGTGGCCCAGGCCGCGCTCGAACTGTTCGAGGCGTGGGAAGGGGTCAAAGGTCAGGACGATCTGGTCGTCGATTCCCTGGGCGTCGGCGCCGGCACGGCGGGCTATCTGATTCAGAAGGGCCACGCCGTCATTGCCTATAAGGGCGGCTCAGGCTCGGACAACACGAAGAAGTGGAAGAACCGACGCGCCCAGAGCTTCATCAATCTGCGGGATGAATACCGGGACGGACTCGTGGACTTCTCGGTGCATTGCTTCGATTCCAACGAGGACGCGGACGAGTACCAGAATCAGCTCTGCACGATCGAGAAGCGGCCAGGGGATGAGAGGTTCGAGGAGCTCGTCTCCAAGGAGGCGATGCGGCTAAAGGGTTTGAAGTCGCCCGATATGTCAGACTCTCACGCCATGCAGTACGCGACACAATCGCCGACGCTCGCTTCCCGTGCCGAGATTCCAATGGAGGAGGCCATCGTGATCGAATCGCGCTCTTGGGAGGGCTACGCGCAATAGTTGGCGAATCTCTTCACGCGTATCCGCGCTCGTTTTGCATCGGTAGGTTATGCGCCCGTTGGGGCAGGTCCCATGCAGTCCAGCATGGCGCCGGGGACTACCGTAGCTCCCGTGCCGCCGCTGGAGGAGGCGGTGAGCGTTCCAGCGCTAGATGAGGTTGCAGGCTTCGAGCGCAGCTTCTTCAATCTCGGCCCGCGCTACAACCCGGACAAGCTCGTCGCCCAAAAGGGCATCGAGATTTACGATCGCATGCGCGTGGACGAGCAGGTCAAGGCCGTCATGAACTTCAAGCGCGACGCCATCACAGCGCGCGGCTGGATGTTCAGCTTTGACGAGGGATCGAAGCTCTCGCCAGTCGAGCAGGACCGCCGGATTCGCGTGTTCTGCAAGATCCTGGACGGCATGAAGGGCTCGTTCTTGGATGCCCTGAATGTGATCGCGACAGGCCGCGATTTCGGCTTCTCGATGACCGAAAAGGTGTTGAGCCAGATCACCGTAGATGACCAAAGCTATGTCGGCGTGAACATGCTCATGGGCCGCGCACCGGGCACGTTCCAGTTCTACACGGACGAGCACGGGATCTTGCGTGAGACATGGCAGGTTGCTGCAGGCCGGCGTGTGCCGGTGGACATGAGCCGGTACATCCACTACGTCCACTCGCCGGAATTCGACCGCTACTATGGCCGCTCGGACCTGCGGGAAGCCTATCGGGCTTGGTACATCAAGCAGCAAATCGGCAACTATTGGACGCTATATCTGGAGCGCATGGCGGGCGGCTTCGTGGTGGCCAATCGCCAGCCCGACTCTGACGTCCAATACAACTCCCCAGAATACCAGTCGATGCAGGCGGTCTTGCGGAACCTGCACGCCGCAACCGGCATCATTCCGCCCAAGGGCTTTGGCATCCAGGTCATCTATCCGGCGAGCACGGACGCCTACGAGAAGGCCATGGTGTTCTGGGACTTGTGCATCGCCAAGGCGCTCCTGGTGCCCAACCTGCTCGGGATCACACACACCGGCCAGACCGGGGCGTATTCGCAGGCTCAGACGCAACTGGAGGCGTTCTTCTGGACGCTGAACGCGGATGCGGCCCGGCTCGAGGCCGTCATCAACGAGCAGTTGGTCGAGGAACTGGGCGATCAGAACTTCGGGGACGGCGATTACCCGGATTTCGGGTTCAAGCCCGCCTCTCGTGAGCACATCCTCCAGGTCATCAATAGCTGGGCGGAACTCGTGGGCGCGAAGGGAATGGTGCCCACCGAGGATGACGAAGCCTTCTTCCGTCGGTTGCTGGATATGCCCAAGCGCACGGCGACCTCCAAGCCGCTCGTCATCCCGCAGGCGCAGGGACAGGCTCCGACTGACACGCCCAAGGGCAACGTCGGGCCGGATATCAGAGGCAAGCAGCAGGGTCCCAATGACGCCGCCTATACGGCGCTACGCGAGGAATTCAAAGCGGCCGTCACTCGAATCGAGGCCCTGACGACGCAGGCGCTCGAAGCCGCTCGTGCGGTTGAGAAGCCGCCGCATAAGGCGCCGGTCATCGAACTGCGGCCGCACGGCAAGCTCAGGACGGCCACCCGCGCCCAGTTCGACCGGGCTGTCCAGCGCGTGTCCTTTGCCGTGATCGAGCGTCGGCAAGACAGACTGGCCTATGAACTCGCCGACAACGTGGCGCCGTTCGTCGCCAAGGCCGTGCGCAAGATGCTGGGCACGGACTCGGACCTGAAGCGCTTCACGAGCGATGATCCGGCCGCCCTCCAGCAGATGGAGTTTTCGGGTACGCAGAAGGGCCAGCTCAAGGAGATTTTCCGCCGTGCGCTCCAGGGTGCTTGGCGGCTCGGCGGTCAACTCGCGCGGGCTGAATTGGAACGCGCCCGTGGCCAAAGAATGGTGGCCATGACAGATTTGCGCGACAACGCCGCCGGGTTTTTCGAGGCCAACGGCTTTCGACTGGCGGGAAATGTGTCGGACGGTGTACGCGCGTTGATCCAGCAGGAACTGCAAAACAGCATCAAGTTCGGGCGCTCGCCCCCGCAGACGCGGGAGTCGATCTGGGACCGACTGGTTTCGCGCGGCTTCACGAATCGCGAATCGGTGCGCGAGACCGAGGATGACGCGGCCGTCACGACCGCGCTGAATGATTTGTGGGGCGCGGATCCGGCACAGACCGCGAGCTATTTGGACACGCTTTCGCGTACCAACCTGTTCGAGGCGATGAACGAAGCGCGGTATGCCGAGTTCACCGACCCCAATCTCAGTGGTTTCGTGCAGGCGCTCGAATACTCGGCCGTGATGGACGACCGCACCACGGAGATTTGTACCGCGCTCGACGGGTCGATCTACGCGGATGACTCGCCCGAGTGGGACAATTACCGGCCACCGAATCACTACAATTGCAGGAGCATCCTGATCCCGATCACGACGGCGGATGGCTGGGACGGTCAGGAGTCGGCACCACCCAGCGTGCAGCCGCAGGCGGGGTTTGGGGCGGGCGCAGTGCAGTGACCGACATAGCGAAATGGTTCCGGGATCCGAGTCAGCTCACGGCTGCGGAAGAGGCCGAACGAGCGCGAGTGACGCGCGAGGTTGATGCCGCTTCAACCGTGTTTGAAACCGAACTCACCGCGGCCGCCGCTGGGCCATTCACGCCGTATCCGCGCGTGCATCTGCGCGTCATGTCCGATGAACTGCGACTGAAGGAGAGAGTAGGATGACGCCCGAACAACAGACTGCCGACCTGCGGTGCGTGCAGGAATTCGAGGCCGTCGAGGCCGCTTTTGCGCGAGGTGCGCATCCGGAGACCTACCGTGTGCAGGTCAACCGCGTGCTGGAGAACGCCGCGAAGCTGCCGCCCGCGCGGTGCAAGCACTGGCTCAGTGAGCTGGAGCGCGTTGGCGAAGTGATTCCGAAACCGGCTGCTGCCGAAGCGGTCGTGAAGGTCGACAAGCCCGCAGGAGCCGCCGCGAAGCCGTGACCTGGGAAGCGCCCAAAACCTTCGTCAAGGGCATCATCGTTCCGGATGAGGTGCGCGCCGTGATGAAGGAAGGCGACAAGCTCGGCCTGCAGGCTGCTGAGGGCGTTGGGCACTGGTTTCTCAACGGTCAGGAAGTGCACTCGGCTCCCATCGCTCAATCGGGAGGCGATAGCGCGCCATCGACCTGAGAGGGGCCGAGGTCTTCAGCGAAGGCACGTGGAACGGCATTCCGTTCTCATCCGCCGACCTTGACGCCATCGTCAAATCGTTCGACCTGCTGAACCTCGCGGGGAAGATCCCGCTCAAGTTCGGTCACAACGAGACGCAGCCGCTCACCGATGGTCAGCCCGCACTGGGCTGGGTGAGCCGCGTCTATCGCGAGGGCCGAAAGCTCCTCGCTGATTTCACCAACATGCCCGCCGCCGTCTATGAGGCGATCAAGGCGGGCCTCTACAAGTTCGTATCCGTTGAGCTGCTGGGCGATGTGCAAGCCGACACACGGGTGATCCCGTGGGTTTTGGATGCCGTCGCTCTGTTGGGTGCCGATCCCCCCGCGGTCGGTAATTTGAAAGACCTACAGCAGCTCACGATGGCACGAGGTTCTGGACTCCAGGGCCGTGTGCGCGTGGCATTCACGCGGGATCAACACACTGGAGGCGACAAGCCCAACATGGCAGACGATCCCAACAAGGGGAATGACGTTTCCGCGCTAATGGCTCGTCTCGACAAGCTCGAGAGCGAGAAGAAGGCGCTGGAAGTGAAGGCGGCTGAGCGCGAGAGTTTCGAGCGCAAGCTGAAGGATGTCGAGACGGAGCGGCACAACGAGAAGTTGAAGCAGCACCGCGACAAGATCACGGAGTTGTTCGAGGCCGCGATCAAGGCCAAGAGCATCGTTCCAGCGGTACGCGAGAAGTTCAAGCGCGCATATCAGTTCGAGAAGGATACGATTCTTGAGGTCACGCTCCCGGACGTGGAGTCCTTCATCAAGGACAACCCGAACCCGGAAGCGCCGCGCAAGGTCGTGGGCCTGTCGGGTGAGATCGAAGTCTCATCCGAGACGCGTGCGGATGATCGCGTGGTGCACTTCGCGAAGAAGTACATTCGCGAGAATGCGGCTGATCCGGAGTTTTCGAAGTTGCCGCGCTGGCAGCAGTTGTCTATCGCTGCGCAGCGGGTCATGGCGGCCGATGCGGAGTTGGGCAAGAGCTACAAGCACTTGCCTGAGACCGTCGAAGCGGGAGGCGTGTAATCCATGTCGACTGAACTCGTTCACAAACAGTTGACGGTCACGGCCACCGACGATCTGTCGCCCGTGGCCTGCCGGTACAAGGCCGTTACGTTGGGCGGTGCCATCGCGGCATCCACCAGCCGCGCGGCCGGCGTGCTCATCACCAGCACCCGCAGTGGTGAATTCGCAAGCGCTGTCTATGAAGGCGCCACGAAGGTCGTTGCCGGGGCGACGGTGACCACGCTCGGCTACCCGCTCACGATCACGACGTCGGGGTTCTTCATTGCAGCTTCGTCGGGCGGCTCGCATTGCGGGCGTGCTCTGGCGGCGGCGGCGAGCGGGGATCTCATCCCGGCATTCGTCGATTTCACTACCGTTCCGGCCTGGCCCGGCACCTGAAGGAGGCATAGAACAGCATGGGTCTTTCTACAGGCCGCGATCTTCACGTCGACGCACTGTTGACGGAAGTCGCAATCAATTACCGTCCCACGGGCATGATCGCCGACATGATCGCCCCCGTGGTATCGGTCGCGAAGGAAACGAACCTCTACCCGATTTTCAGTCGGGGCGAGGCATTTGCAATCGAGGACACCACTCGGTCGCGGGGCACGGAAGCCAAGCGCATTACCCGGTCGGTCTCATCCGCAGCGTACGCGTGCAAGAACTACGCGCTGGCCTACGATGTGCCGATTGAGGACTACGCGAATATGGACGCGCCGCTGCAGGCGGAACTCGAAGGCGGCACTGAGCGGTACCTTCAGAACAAGCTGTTCCTGGATTGGGACAAGCGCGTACTGTCGGCGGTCGGTTCGGCGTCCAACGTCGCGACGGGCTTTCTCTGTGGAAGTTCCTGGGTCGCGGCAGGTTCGGGTGCCGGTGATCCGATTTCCATGATCTGGAAGGCCATGGAGCAGAATCAGGCGCTCACCGCGCAAAAACCGAACAGCCTTCTGTTCGGCTGGCGTGCGTGGAACTACTTCCGTCGCAACGTCAACGTTCGGAACTTCATGCTTGGCTTGAACAATGGCGGCGGGGCGCTCACGCAGCAGGGCGCGCGGGATGCGTTCGAACTCGACCGGTTGCTGGTCGCGGGCGCGTTCTACAACACCACCAATGAGGCGCAGGCAGCGGCGTTGTCACTGAATCCGATCCACGATGCGGTGCTGATCTACTACGCCCCGCTGGCGGCTTCGCGTGAAGAGCCGAGCTTCATGTACAGCTTCCGCTGGACGGCTCCGGAGCTCGGTACGCCGCTCGCGGTGCTGCGTCATCCCTACGACACTCGCAAGAAGGTCGAGGGCGTGGAAGTCTCGTACTACCAGGACGAGCGTATCACGGGCTTCGACTATGCCTCGCTGCTCCTGGGCGTGGGTTCGGCTCAGGCGAACGGGTTGACTTGAACGCAGTTGTTGAAAGGACTCCCTCCTTGACGGCCGGGACTCGACCGGCCGTCTCTTTCCGTCTGCGTTCGTTGCATCAAATCGAGATGACTTCGCGGTGCAACTTACGGTGCAAATACTGCTGTCATCCCACGATGAAGCGCACGAAGCAGGACATGGACGAGGCGACGTATGCGCGTGCTCTCCACTGGGCCAAGTACTTCGTGCAGTACGAGGGCCAGCGTTCGTTGAATCTCGCCGGTATCGGCGAATCCACGATGCATCCGGAATTCGTGCGCAACGTATTCCTGGCTCGAGAGGCGGTCGGTGGCGAGTGCGAACTGGTACTCGCGACCAACGGCCTTTTGATGACGCCTGAATTGGCTCAAGCGATTGCGCCGGCATCTCCGCGCGTGTTCGTTTCCTTGCATCGGCCTGAGAGAGCTGGGCCCGCCGTGGAAGCGCTGCGTTCGGCCGGCATCCTGGCAGGTGTTTCGGCTGATCCGTCGATATCCGCCACCGACTGGGCGGGGCAAATCAAATGGCACGTCTCGGCCCAACGCGGCCCGTGTCCGTGGATCAAAGGCGGCTGGGTCATTGCGCTGTCGGATGGTCGCGTAGCGCGCTGTAGCTTTGATTCCACGGGCGATACCTGCATTGGCAGCGTCAACGACGATCTCTCTCGGCTCACCACGGCGCCCCATGCGCTGTGTGCGGCCTGTCATCTGGATCCACTTCATTAGAGGCTCAAGTGAACTATCGAACTGACAATCGAGGAGGCTTCAGCAAGCCATAGATATCGTCATTCACGCGGCAGGCATGCCATTTGACGGCGAGACCGTCAATAAATCATCGCTCGGTGGGTCTGAATCCGCCGCCTTCTACCTCGCACGCGAACTCGGCCGCCGTGGCCATCGCGTGAGCTGCTGGACGACGAAAGAGCAGCCCGAGAATTCCACAGACGGCGTTTCCTATATCTGGATCGGCCACGTCACCGCCGAATATCCGCTGGGCGAGCAGTTCGAGTGGTACGCGCGCAATACGCCGCACGACGTACTGATCATCCAGCGTCACCCCATCGCCTTCCATAAGCGTTTCGCTGCGAAGGTCTGCATCTGGCAGCTTCATGATCTCGCGCTCAAGCGCTACCAGCCCAAGGTGCTGGCCGGCACGTGGCAGGTTGACGCCGTCACATGCGTATCAGCATGGCACGCGAAGCAGGTCGAAGAGACGTGGCTGCTCACCAAGGACATTCTGCGCGTCGTACCCAATGGTGTGGACCCCGCGCTGTATGCGACGGAGCCGCCCAAGAAGCCGCCAGCGGGGAAGTTCACGCTGCTCTATCAGTCGCGCCCCGAGCGCGGCCTGGAACACCTCGTGCGCCCTGGCGGCATCATGGATCGCTGCCGAGACTTGCCCGTACATCTCATGGTCTGCGGGTACGAGAATACGACGGCCGAGATGGCCCCGTTCTACGAGAAGCTGCGCCAGGAAGCCGCGCGACTTCCCAATATCACGATGGTCGGCGCGCTCACCAAGTCGCAACTCGCACAGTTCCAGCGCACGGCGGACCTGCTCATCTATCCCACGGAGTTCGAGGAAGTCTCGTGTATCACGGCGATGGAAGCCATGCACGCCGGATTGCCGATGCTCACGAGCGATGTCGGCGCACTCCCCGAAACCTGCAAAACAGCAGGCGCGGTACTCGTGCCGCTCAAGGACGGCAAAGCCGATGAGGACGTCTTCGTTGACGAATTGCGCTTCCTGTTCTCTGTCAAGGGCGCTGAGAAGCTGCGGGTATTGAAACAGACGCAGCTAACGAGCGCCCAGACCTGCCCGTGGTCAGCGGCCTGTGATCGCCTGCTCGAAGTGATCGAGGAATGTTTCGCGCGTCATACGGGCAACACGGGCGCAGTGCTGCGTCACGCCATCGAACATTCGGATATCGATTTCGCGCGCTGGTTCATTGCTCTGAGAATGAATGCAGAGGGGTTTGATCCTAACAGCGCTGCGGACGCGCTCCATTTCCCGCGGTCGAAGTTTTCCAACGAAATATTCTACGCAGCGACGGAAGAGATCAGAAACCTCTACGCTTTCACCAAATCAGATGATTCTTACGCTGACCACTACGCCAAGCATCAGGGCATCTACTACGACGATCACGAAGAACATGTAATCGGCGAGGATGTCACGCAATCGACGCGCTTTCGAGGCGTGCGTGACCAGCTTATTCAGTTCTGCCAGGCCACGCAGAACATTGAACCCAAGATGCTGGATTACGGGTGTGCACACGGTCATTACCTCATGCCGCTCGCGAAGCTATTCCCGCTCGGTAAGTTCAAGGGATTCGACGTCAGTTCGCGGGCCGTCTTTGCAGCAGGCAAGTGGGCGAAGCGCGATAAGGTCGAGAACGCGCAATTCCTCCAGCGCTCGGAAAAGGATCTAGTCGACTGCGAGGAGCGGTTTGACGTTATCCTGGCTGGGGAAGTACTGGAGCACGTCCGCGACGCGGGCGCACTGCTGGAACGGCTCAAGGGCCTCCTGAATGAAGATGGGCTGCTGCTCATCACGACGCCAGTCGGGCGCTGGGAGCACTCCGGGACGGAAGCCTTCCGCACCGGCCGCGAGCATCTGCGGCATTACGAGCGCGCGGATATCGAGGAGATTCTGGCGGGCCATCAGTACACGCTGACCTATGCGCCCGCCTCTCTGGATCGTTCCGGCGAGCCGCTGGGATCCTGGATTTGGGCCGTGCGGCCGCATCTCGACAGGCCATTCAACGCTATCAACTTCGAGCGCAAGCTCAAGTACTACGCACCGCGGCAGACCCTCAGTGCTTGTCTCATCGTGCGCGACGGCGAGAAGTCGCTGCGTCGCTGCATCGAATCCTTCGTGGATTGGGTCGACGAGGTGCGCATCTTCGTGGATCCCAAGACGACCGATCGCACGATAAAGATTGCGCACGGACTGCGCGAGGACTTCCCGAATCGGGCCTTCCACATTCAGACGGCCAGCAAGAGCGCGACCGTCGACGGATTTGACGCCGCGCGCAATGAATCCGTGGAAGGCGCGAGCGGCGATTGGATCCTATGGTGCGATGCGGATGAGGAACTGCACGAAGCGTGGAACCTACACCGACTCGCCCGACCGTCCTTGCATGAGGGCTATGGCTGTGCGCAGGTTCATTATTCGCTTGATCCGGCCCAGGTGCTGACGACGGACTATCCCTGTCGGTTCTATCGCAACCATCGCGATATCCGCTTCTATGGCCTCGTGCACGAGCACCCTGAGAAGATTCTGGGCCAGGCCATTCCGAGCTCCGTCATGCGGCCCGAGGTCAAGTTTCTTCATGGCGGCTATCGGGATGAGGAGACCCGCAGGCTCCGCTACCAGCGCAACCTGCCGTTACTCCTGCGCGACCGCGAAGCCTATCCGGATCGCAAGCTCAACAAGTTCCTATGGCTGCGCGATCTCGCCCAGGGAATGATTTTCGAGCAGGAGCAGATGGGCGGCCGGATTGCTCCTGATCATCAGACGCGAGCGCAAAGCGGAATCGATGCCTTCGAGAGTCTGATCGAAGGCTCGCCACCACGCATGATCTCCGATGCCATGCCGTACTACTCGCACTGCGTGGCGACGCTCGGCAAGGGCTTCGAGGCCAAGATCGAAGTCAACACGATGTGTCCTACCGCTCCGGATCTGGCCGCGAAGTTCTCACTCGCCGGCCGATTCCACAGCCGCCAATTCTACCAGCGCGTCGCCGCGCACCTTCTCGAGGAGAGCACCAAACAGTATGAAGACCGATACCTCTAGGGTTCTGGATACGCTCAAGCCCGAAGCGATCCCGGTCTATGGTGAGTACATCATCACGGTTTTTCGCGCCGACGGTCGCACGGAACGAAAGACCCTGCGCAACGTCGTCACGCGGGCCGGCCTCAATCGGATCGCAAACCTTGCCACGACGAACGCCTCGTCGGCCTTTCAATACATCCTGGTTGGCACGCAGACGGCGACGCATTCTCTTGATTCGGCGCAGGGTGGGTTCGGTGAGGTAAGCCGCAAGATCGGCGCCACCGTGACTAATTCGCGCGAGTGGGCGTTCATCCAGAACACCTGGGGTGGATCGGCCGACTCACTGACTGGCGTGGCGCTGGATTCCGTGGGCATTTCCGATTTCGCCAGCAGCTCGACGGCATCAGGAATTCTCGGCTCAGCCGTCAACGGCATGGGCGTGACGCTGCAGAACTCCGACCTCCTGGATGTGACATACCGGGCGCGGATCGGGTCGCACAATCTCTCGCATTCGACATAGAAAGGGGATGCCATGGCCGAAGAACTCATGACATTCACAATTCACGGGGATGCTGCCAAGACTTACGAATTCGGGAGCGTAGCCGATCTTTCCAAGTTTGCGGCGGAGCATTTCGCGGCCGGTGAGTTCCGCGAGGCAGCACTTCTGCATGCGCGTGCGCGCGAACATATCGAATCAGCATTCGTAGAGAAAACCGTTCTGCAATTGGATGACGGTCAACTCGCCACCGTGTTGAAATCTGACCTCGAAGGCAAGACTGTCGAGCAAGTGCATGCGGAACTGCGTGAACAATTGAAATCGCTCGGCTGAGGCTCCTAGCCATCGTTGACGATTGTCCGCAAGTACAAGCGGTTCCTGCAGGAATTCCCGCCGTTCTCACCCACGCTTTCGGTCGATGAAAACCCCGCACTCGACAACGTCCATTGGTTGCTGGGCGGTAAGGACGGCGGCTCTTGGCAGGACGTAAAAACCCTAAACGGGCGACTTCAGGGCGTGGGGTCGTCTGCGGGGTTCAACGATTGCGTCGGGGTATACCGTCCTCGTGTACTCGTCCCCAACAAAATACAGGTCGATCTTACCTTCTATAAGCCTGCGGGCTATACGCCGGGTGACACGCACGAGGTGGAAATCCTCGTGCTGTTTACGATCAGCAACGGCGTCGCGAAGGGCTACGAATTCGACTTCGGCTATTCCGTCGATTTTCAGCCCATCCGCTGGAATGGTGGCTCCGGTGATTTCAACACGACTGCGGTCACGACTTCGACCGGCGCAGTTTTCACGCCGAATGATGCCGACCGCGTTCGCGTAGTCGCTGACGGGACGGGCAGCTCTCCGGTCTTCACGGTCTCTCGGGATACGGGATCAGGTCTCGTACAGGCGTGGACTGGAACCGATACGACGGCGGGCAAGATTCTGTCCGGCTTGGGAGGAGGTGCGGGCTTCTTCGGTCGCCCCAACGGCGCGCTGGATATGTCGAAGTACTGCTGCTCGGCGCTCACGGTGAATAACGCATGAGCTACCTGCAGTCTTGCCAGAGCGCGGATACGAATGATGCAGCATCGGCCACGGTTGCCACGGCCGCGCAAGGCTCTAATTCGACAGCCCATGCCTGTGTTGTCGGTCATGTTTCCTGGGTCGGTACGGCCTCGAGCGACCTGACATCGGTTACAGACAACGCGACGGGCGGTAGTAACACGTATGCCATCGTCGATGCCTGGACCGTCAGTACGGTCGACAATGTTTTTCAGGCGACGTTCATCGCCCAGAATATCAAGGGCGCCAGCAAGCTGACGGTTACCGGGCACTTCTCGCCAAACGCGTCCTTTCGGCGCATCCAGGCCGATGAGTACGGCAGTGTCGCCCAGAGCGGCCAGCCGAACGCGCATCACGCGAGCGCGAACGATGCGACCTTTTCGAATAGCACGGATGCGGTAACCTCGGGCGCGGCGACAACGAGCGCCAATGGCTGCACGATCTGGGGCCTTGCGCACAACGAGCAATCGACCACGCTTCCAAGTGCAGGCACAGGATATACGGGTCGGAATTCCTCGACGTATTCGGCCGGCGATGCCTATCGATCCGAAGATAAGGTCCAAACGACTGCAGGCAGTGTAGCGGCGACGTTTACGAGCACGGCCGGTGCGAGTCGGCATGGCGTCGCCATGATTGCACTCGCACCCATTGGCGCCGTCGTGATGTCCGACACGCTTGTCATCACAGAGCCCACGCTGGATCGGGCCTACGTGGAGACGGGCGAAGACGATCTAACGATTCCCGATGACATCGGTACGCGCTGGAGCCGGCGTGTTCGCGTCATGGAAGACGATCTCACGCTCACGGATGGCTTCATCAAGACGGTCATCGGCGGTTCCGTCACGACCGTCAAAGTGATGTCCGATACGCTCATCGCGATCGATGACATCGGCACGCACTGGGTATACCGGGGTCGAAGCCTAGGCGACAACCTCGTTATTTCCGATGCCATCGTCGACGCCCTGACGCGTCGGCGCCAGTTGGAAGACGATCTGACGATTTCGGACGGCGATATTATCATCCGCAGGTTCAATCGGCAGTTGACCGATACGCTGGACGTCATTGACGGATTCATCAAGATTCTGTCGGGCTCTGGCGTCACGAATGTCATTGTCATGTCGGATGCGCTCGTGCTCGTGGATGACCTCGGCCAGCGCTGGGTTTACCGTCGAGCGCAGCTATCGGACAGCATCACGCTCGCCGATGCGCTGCTTAAGAATCTCTTGCACGGCGTGGTGGCCTCGGACGCTGTGACGGTTGCCGATGCCCTGATCCGAATTTCCCGCTGGGTCCGGATCATGGAAGACAACGAAGTCATCACGGATGAGAAGATCGCCAACTATATCCCGCCGTCCATCTTCGATGTCCGCGTCCGGCTCGGTGCCGAAAAAGGCCCGCGGTTGGGCATCGAGGGCGGGCCAAAGCTGGGCGTGGAACGTAATATCCGCCTCGGAGGCTACTGAGTTGATCAATATCCTTGAAAAAGTAGCGGGGACGACACTCAAGGCAACCTGGGTCAGCTCGGGAGCTTCGGCCAGTCCCATCATCTCGGCGCTGTTCGACGGCAACGAGGTCCTGGTGAGTTCCGTGACGGCCGTCTCTTCGCAGAATGGCTTCTACTATGCCCTACACCTCTTGCCGAACACGCCTTCCTGGTACGCCAACCAATGGACGGCGGTGATCAACGCCAATACGTACGTAGACCGCCAGTTCATCAAGGCCGTGCTGCCGGAGGTCGACTGAAATGTCGCGCTATATCGACTGGCAGGACGTGGCGAATCGGTACGCTGACAGCGCCAAAAGCGGCGGCGGCGCCGAGGAAATGAAGCTCAGTTTCATCAATGATGCCGAGGACGAGGTCGACGCGCGGCTAGCCAATCGCTATACCGTGCCGTTCACGCCCGTTCCGGGGGTTATCGCGGGGCTGTGCATCGACCTCACCTATTACAAGATGAAGATCGGCACCAAAGGTGTAGAGCCACTGAAAAAGTACATCGACCAGCGGTTCACCGACCTGAACGATGGGACCATGACGCTGACTTTGTCGGGTACCGCGCTCGGGAGCTCCGATCGCGCGTGGTCGACCACACAGGATTTCCCGTCATCCTTCGGCGTAGATCCGGCCGAGCGTTGGACCGTTTCTAGCGCTTGGCAGCAGGACTTTGACGACAGGCGGTGCTAAGTGGGCATCTCGATAGAAGTCAACGCTCAGCCCGTCCTGCACAGCCTAGGGACGTTTTTCGACGGACTCAAGGATCGTGCGACGATTAACCGCAAGGTGTCCATCCAACTCTACGGCTTCGTGCTGCGCAATTTCCAGCAGGGAGGTGCACTGCAAACCCCGCCGTGGCTCCCGCTCAAACCCTCCACCCTCCAGCAGAAGGCGCGGTTGGGATATTCGCCACTGCCGCTTATCCGGACGGGTCATTTGCGCCAGTCCTTCGCGCCCTTCAGCAGCTCCGACTATGCCGGCGTGGGTGCCAAAGCCTCGGCCGGCGTGGATTATGCCGAAGTTCACGAGGAGGGCAGCCGGACCATTCCGGCGCGGCCCATGCTGCCGACCGAGAAACTGGCTTTGGATACGACCTTGCAAATCTACGGGCTCGAGATCGCGCAACTGAGGCAAACCGCGGGCCTTTGACGATCACGCCCGTCAACGCATCGGAAGTCACTCAAGCCGTCGAGGCGATGTTCAAAGACGATTCCGTGCTCATGTCGCTCAACTGCATGATTGAGCGCGCAGAGCCCGTCAACGAGCAGCCGTCCCGATGTCCCTGGCTCGGCATCTATCGGACCGGCGTTCAATTGCCCAGCCGCACGCTCGGCATGGGATCCGGCTATCGGTATCAACGGGTAGGCTTCGCGGTCATCGCCCAGCAGACCCATCCGGAGACCGGCGCGGAATGTGAGGAGCTTCTGGAAGCGCTCGTTCAGCAGACGTTGAGCATTCTTCTCTCGGATGAATCGCTCAAGGGCAACGTCGACGTGCTCGATCAGGTAGAAGTCACCTATCAACAGTACGGACAGGTGCAGGACGCCTTCATGCAGACCGCCATCATTCAAGCCATCGGCATTACTCAGGTTTCAGGAGGCTAAAGAACGCATTGAGCTACGGCGCACAAGCGAAAATCGGCATTGCCAAACAGGCTGCGGCCAACAGTTGGCAGGTCAACGCCGGGTCCTACTTCGGGCTCGGGTTCCTGTCCGATGACATCGGGCTCGAAAAGCAGGAACTCATCAGCCAGAACCTGTCCGGTCGCTTCGAACAGGGCGCCGTCTATTCCGGCATCAGTACGGTGCGCGGTACCTTGCAGATGGAGCTCACGCCGCGCTCGCTGCTCGCTGCCTGCGGAATGGTGCTGGCGAATTCCGCCACGACTGTGGATTCGGGATCGTTGCGTAATTGGACGTGGGTGCCGAATACGCAGGACTTCAGTAGCACCTTCGTTAAGCCGCCCATCAGCATTTATAAGCAGTGGTCGGACTCGACCTCGGCGGAGCTGTTCTACGACTGCCAAGCGGGGCAGCTCGATCTCGCCTTTGGTCAGGGGCAGTTCCTCAAGGGCACATTGACGATTGCCGGTGGCACACGCCTGCCGACTGGTATTGGCTCCATGGCCGTTTCGGCACTGGCATCCGATGTCGGTCGTCTGTTTCCCTGGAACGTGACGTCGATTTCCTACGGCGGCGCAGGGTTGTCCCAGTTTTCGGACTTCACGGTCTCGCTGAATGAGAACGTGGACGCGTTGTACACGGTGAACGGGACGCTCGCTCCCTTCAAGTTCTCGCGTACCGGATTCCGCGAGGTCACTGTGAACGGTACGTTCTACATGAACGATCGTTCCATGCTCAACAACTTCGTGGCCGAGACTCAGCAGCAGTTGCTGATCACCTCGATCAACACGAAGGCCGCGATTCAGTCGGGTTACTACGACACGTTCGTCATCGATATCCCGCAGCTCAAGATTACGGCATGCAAGCCCGGCAATTCCGGACCCGGTGAGGTCGCCGTCAAGTTCACGGGCCGTGGTGTGCTCGATCCAACGAGCAACTATGCATTCCAGGTCCTTCTCCAAAACACCTATCAAGCTACCTTCTAGGAGGAACTTCGTGAGTGGTTATCTCAAGAACGTCACGGTCAAAACCGTATTCGACGGCGACTCTGTCACCGCTGTCCTAAAGCCGATCAGCTTTCTGGATCGCGTCCGGATTGAGGATAAATTGCCCTCGCGGGATGATTCCAAGGAGATCCAAGAGCAGAAGCGAAAGTCAGCGAGCGAATGGCTAACCAAAGAGATCCCACAGATTCTCGGCGGCTATCTGGTTTCCGTCGATGGCCTCAAGGATGCCGAGGGCGCACCGATTGCTAAGGAAGCCGTTCTGCTCGACGGATATTTCACTGGGCTCGTGGGCGTGATTTATCAGGAGTGGTTCGCGCAGAGGGCGCCCAAGGACCCCACGGTGCCCGCCGGTATTACCGCCGACGCTTCAGCAATAGCGCTCTCACCGTCGGAGAGTCTGAAGAGTGCATCGGCGGGCTGAGTCTGGATGCGTGGGCGGTCCTATGGCGCAATTGCATGCAGGCGACAGGGTTCGGGCTTATGCGCACGGCATGGCCCGATGGGCGTTCGTTAGTTGAGCAGCCGGCCGTAACCGTGGAAATGTTCGATCTCATCGAGGAGTGTCGGCTGGCGTGCCAAACAACGTCATAGAAGTTGTCGTCCGGACAATCGATGAGGCGACAGCCCCGGCGCGCGATATCGTCAAGGGCTTCGAATCAATCGGTGCGGCGGTTAAGGAAGGTATTGGCGGCGCCGTCGTCGTCGAGGCGTTCCACAAGTTCATCGAGAATACATTGGAGGCCGAGCAGGCTCAGGCGCGCCTGCAAATCGCGGTCAACAATTCGATTGAAGGTGCGATTGCGGGCGCCAAGGCGCTGGAGGAATTCTCCAGTACCTTTGGTAAATCGAGCATCTTTTCATCTTCGGACTTGGATAACGCGCAGGCCGCGTTGCTAAGGTTTGACCGCGTCTACGGGGATGTATTTGACCGTGCGCGCGTGGATGCAATCAACCTCGCGGCGGCCGTCGGCGGCGATGTCACTTCAGCCGCAACGTCCCTTGGACGCGCTCTAGAATCGCCCACGTTCGGGATGCGCGCTCTCGCTGCGGAGGGCGTGACCTTCACGACGCAGCAGCGAGCGATGATCACGGAGCTGGATCGCACAGGCCAGTCCCTAAAGGCGCAGCAGATCATCCTGGCGGCGGTAGAGGATGCAACGAAAGGTGCTGGCGATGCTATTTCAGAGACGCTGGGAGGTGCCTTTAAGAGACTCAGCAATTCGATTGCCGACTTTGCGAAATCGGACGATCCCAAGGTTGCGGCGAGTGCCATCAACGATCTGGCGACTGCCGTCAATAATCTCAACGACGCCTCGAAGAAGAATGGAGAATCGCCGCTATCGCGTCTGGCGACGCTTTTCCTGCCCGGCGCCGATCTGATTCAGAAGGGGGCTGTCGGCTTAGGCAATGCTGGATCTTTCTTTGGGTCCGCTCTGGGGCAGCCCAATATTGGAGGTATCCCCTTTACGCCGTTTACCCCGACGTCATCTTCGAATAGCTCGGGTGCATCCGGCTACGGTTACGACACGTTCTTAAAAATCCTCGAGCAGGCAAATGCGGATGCTGCGGCGGCGGCGGATGCAGCGCGCAAGGCATTCCCCGAGTTCCATATCACGAACACCTCCGTCGTCAGCGATAAGATCAAGGACTTCAACGAGAAGCTGCTGAAGTCCATCGACACGGCGACAGAGAAAACGGTCGATGATTACTATGAGCAGCTCGCCAAGATATTGATAGCCGAAAACACGAAGGGCGGCCCTGGCCTCATCACGCCCGACGAAGCCGATAAGAAGCGCCAGGAGTTGCTCGACAATATACTTCCGGAGTTCAACACGCCCAACGCGCAGGCCGCGAACAATGCTCGTGTGTTGGCTGGAGGACAGCGTGTGCCGCTCGTGGATCTGGTCGGGCTGCAGAAAAAAGAACTCGTGCCGGTAGCGGATGAAGAAAAGCAGCTCTTTGAGGTTATTGATACCGTCTCGAAGGGGCTCACGAACCTGTTTGAACAGGGTGGCGTGACGGCACGCAGTATCACGCAGGTATTCGTGAAAGCCTTTGAGGATAAGGCCATCGTGAACGCGATGAACTCGCTGGTCGATTTCATCAAGACATCGATTTTGAATGCATTCTCCGCCAACGCGGGTGGCGCATCGACCAGCGGCTCGGCGGTCTCTTCAGGAATTGGAGCGATTGCCGCAGCGATCTTCGGCAAAGCGGGCGGCGGCGACTACTCGGGATTACGGATCGTGGGTGAGAACGGCCCGGAACTCGTGGAGGGTTCTGGACACGTCTATAACCAACAGCAGCTCGCATTTATGGGCGCATCGGGAGGTGCTCCCGCGTTCGCGCCACATACGGAAATCAACTTCAACGCGCCCGTGAGCGGCTCCTCAAGCGATCAGAAGAAATTGATTGCCAGCCTGCGCGCGGAAATGGCTGACAACAATCGCCAGCAGTTCAACGCCTGGCAGACGCTCATGTGGAATAACGGCTTCGGGAAACTCAGGGTATGAGCGAGACGCTGCTTCCGCCTTGGGTCAGGCCGGTATCGCCCGAACACGTCGCGCCCCAGGACGATCAGACAACGAGTTTTGAGGCAGCCCTTGGGCGTGCACCGGGACAGGTCCAGTCATGGGCAGACCCGCGCTGGCAGATCAAGCGGGAATTCAAATCGGTGCGGGGCGATGAACGCGCAGCACTCCGAGCAGCACTCGCCGAGGCGCGTGGACGCGGGCGCAGCGTCCGCGCGACCGTCTATGACCCGCAGCGTGGCGGCTTCCCCGGTACCGAGCTCGTCACCAACGGGACTTTCGCCAGCGGCACGACGGGCTTCACGGCCACCGCAGAACATTCCCTGAGCGTTTCAGACCGCGTGCTGCGGGTGAAGCGCGCGCAGGTCGTCGCTGCCGCATCCGTGTCAGGACCGGCGCTCACGGGGCTTACGCAATATGCGCCCTATGCCTGTCGGGTCTTCGCTCGGACAGGTCGCGGCTCGTCCGCGCAATTTCGCGCCGGGATTGTGGATGCAGTAGATGGAGCTGCACTCGGTTCTACCATTTCTACAGATGGGCTTTCTACGTTTGCATATGTGCTCAACGGAACGACTGCGACGCCAGTCCTTCAGGATGTCACTGCGCTGGGAGCCGTAGTTGCGAATGATTATTTCCTAGTTCCTTTCGTCAGCTTTTCTCAGTGTATGTTGGCAGACAATGCGCCCAACATGCTCACGCACTCCGAGCAATTCGATGATTCGTCATGGAGCAAGACGAATTCGACAGTAACAGCAGACGCCGTGACATCCCCTGATGGAACTGGTACAGGTGATGCGCTCAACGAAAACACCACCAACGGGCTGCATCAAATACAGCAGTCTGTGACTGTCGCCAGCACTGGGTTGGACTACGCTTTCTCGGTCGCCGTCGTTCCCTCGAATCGATCCTGGGTGCAGGTCCTCCTATCAGAAGGTTCAGGGAGCACTACCGCCGGCTGTTATTTCAATTCGAGCACGGGCGCTGTCGGCACGGGCGCCGTCGGAGCGAATTGGGCGCGGCTGCGAACTTTCGTCAAGTCTCTGGGCAACGGCTGGTATGTCTTCACGATTGTTGCGCGCAAGACTAACGCCGCAACGACCATTAGCGCGGTCGTGCAGGCGGCCAGTGGCAACGGTACGAATTCCTACGCCGGTACCGGAACACAATCGGCCGTGAGCCTCTGGCGCGCCACACTCAGCCAATCCTCAGTGCCCTCGCGGCTCTCCAGCACTACGACGACAGCGAATGCCACAGGTACGGGGCAGAGCGGTGCGGGCCTATATGTGAAGGGACTGACGGCAAGCACGTCGGAACTGCTCAAGGCAGATGATTGGATCGATTGGAACGGGGAACTCAAACAATTGACGGCGGCGCTCGATTCGGACGCGGCGGGCCTGGGCTATCTGCAATTCAGGCCCCTGTTGGCCGGATCGCCGGCCGATAACGATCCGGTAATCGTGAACCAGCCCCTGGGTCGCTTCAAGCTGATGAACTCGTACGAATACGACAACGAATTCGGCCTCTATATGGACGCCACAGTGGAACTGACGGAGACCTTCGGGTGAGCCGCTACGACTCGTCATCGCATCAAGCACTGTCGTCTCTTGACTTGGTGGCGCATCGCTATCTGGCGGATGTCCAGGTCACTTCCCAGACGCTGCATTTGTGTTCGGGATATCGCTACCTCTACAACATCGCAAACGCTACGACCTATTCGCCTGTCACAGTCAATCAATTGGCGGGTGTGGATGTAATCCGGGAGGACACCGATCCATTCCCTCAGTCCCTGAAACTTTGGATCACTGCTGTTGACTCGGCGTCCATGTATGACGGGGTGAATGAACAACTCTTCAACAAGGACGTGGAGGTTTTCGATTCGTGGCTTGATCCGAACGCCTTCACGGTCGTGCATACCCCGCAATCGGTCTACAAGGGGAAGATTGACGAGGTCACCCTTTATTTCAACGACAAGAAGCGCGGGACCTATTACGAACTGTCCCTTCAGACGGAGCTGCGCCGTGAGCCGCCCGTCGCCTATTTCGATCAGGCCACACTCTGGAAGACGTACTCCGGCGATACCTTCTTCTCGCGTCAGCACCTAATCGCCACGACGAAAGCGCAATGGGGAAAGCAGCCGACGCAGTTCCCGGGCGTTGTTCCTGGGGGTCCTTCATTCTACCCGTCGCCCTACCGAGGCTCGCCCGGCAACCGATACGGAATGCCATGACGGATATCGTCATCGACCTCGCGGCCTACTGCCGCGAGACATCTGAAAGGGCGTTCACATACGGCGAGCATGACTGCGGACTCTGGTGTGCGGGCTGGCTTGATCGGCGCATCGGCGGGACGAGCTATAGCGAAGCACTGCGGGCGATGTATCGCGACCGTCGGTCCGCCGTCAGGATGTTGCGCGACGTGGGCCACCGATATCGCGCGCTCGTGTCGCCATTTCTCGGCGACCCGCAGCCGCCGCTCATCCTGCCGGCTGGGAGTGTCGTGGTGCTTCGCGGCCGTCGGCATAACGGGCTCGGTTTGTTGGCGCCCAGTCAAGCGTTGGGGCTCACATCCGCAGGTAGTGTTCTGGCGGTTCCCATGGACCTCGTGGTGGAGGGCTGGCCGTGCCCCCGGTAGTCGCCGCAATCGTGGTGATCGCCGCTGAAGCCGCGGCCTCCTACGTGGCTGGGTCCCTTCTGTTGACAGTTCTGGTCTACGGGGCTGAAGCGTTCCTGCTATCGAAGATCAGCGAAGCCCAGCAGTCCAAAAATGCTTCTTCGGCCAGCTCGCGGGGACTTGAGATAACCGGGACGGATACGAGCACTGACGGATATGCCATCTTCGGCGCCGTGCGCTGCGCAGGCGTCAACGTCATTGAGCCCATTACGGGCGGCGGGAGCGGGCAGTACCTCGAGCAGATCGTTGCCCATACGATCCACGAGATTTATGGTCTGGGCGAGGCATACATCGACGATATAGTGTTGAGTGCAGACGGGGATTTGCATGCCGTGACCGGCGCCGCGACTGATGGGCAGGCTCTCACCACTCGGCTCTCGGGCAAGATCTGGGCGCGCGGGTATCTTGGTACTGCGACACAGGCGGTTGATTGGATTCTCAACAATCGCTACTCCACGGTCTTTACATCCGACTTCCGGGGCCGCGGCAATTCGTATACGGCCTACACATACGACTGGGGCGACGGATCTAACTGGAACGGGCTACCGTTGCCGCTGCGAGAGGTCTGGGGATACAAGTGCTACGACCCGCGCAAGGACTCCACCAATGGCGGATCGGGTTCGCATCGGCTCGCGGACGCCACGACCTGGGAATGGACCTACAACCCAGCGCTCGGCTGGGCCGCTCATGCCATGGCGCCGTTCGGCGGTCGGGTCATCTCAGCAAACATAAACTGGCCGTCTGTCGCCGCCGCCGCCAATACAAGCGCTGGCTTTGTGGCCGCCCCTTCAGGATTTACGACGTTCGTGCATAGCACGAATGCTTCGATTGCAGCCGGATCGACGTCTGAGTATGTGGTCACGAAGACGGGTGGAACGACGGGTTGGAACGAGTCGGTACGTAGCACGGATGAATATACGAGCGGGATTGTCGTCACCGCGCACTGCAATGGTGACGTCACCACGGCGCGAATGTTCGGGCTCAGTCTAAACCCTGCGACCGATGACAATTACAACACCATTGACTATGCGTGGTTCTTCTCCGATGCGGCAGGCAACCTGCTGATCTACGAGAGCGGCGTCAACATCGGAACCTATGGAGTATATGACACTACCACGCAGCTCAAGATAATGTATGACGGCATCTTCGTGCGCTACTACATTGACGGACGTTGCGTGCGCACTAAGTTCGCCACGGTGCAGGGCGGTACGCTCGGTCTTGATACATCGTTTTTCCACGTCGGCGCCACAATGGCGCTCGGCACTGAGCACCGCTATACCTTCAACGGCCGCTTCCAAGTCTCGCAAACCGACTGGCGACAGAATTCGAAGCTGTTCGTCGATGCCATGATCGGCCGCATGGTGAAGCGCGGATCAACGTATTACATCTATGCGGGCGCTTGGACCGCAGCCAGCTTCGCCGTAGGCCGCACTGACTGGACGCAGATTCAATCCATCAAGTCGTCTCAGTCGAGGGATGGCGGCACGCGTTGGAACGCCGTGCACGTCTGGTACCTGGATCCGATGCGCAACTGGCAGCGCGAGCAATGCGCGCCGCGCACTAATCCAACCTATGAGGGGGTCGACGGTTCCGAACAGATTCCTCTATCATTGGAGCAGCCCGCCTGCACGAGCGAGTTTGAAGCCCAGCGCAAGGGCGAGTTCATGAATCGGCGTTCGCGCAACCAGGTAGCCCTGGTTGGCATCCTTCCGCCGCGCTTTCGATTCGTCTGCGCGGGCGATGTGGGGGCCTTCACGTTTCCAGAGATCGGGTGGTTCTCCAAGAACCTGCGCATCCTGACGGCCTCGCTCCTACCGGACAGTTCCATTCAAGTGGGCATTGCGGAGGAGCAATCGACCGATTGGACGGACCTGGCAGCCTCGGAGTACGGCACACAGAGTGCGGCTGTACTTCCTCCGAACAACCCGACAACGCCGAGCGAAGCGACGCTCACGATTGCCAGCGTGATCAACGGTTCGTTGCGCTTCACGATGAGTGGCCCGATCACGAAGCCGCGCGATACGCGGTACCGGATTATCACCAGCATTAACTGCGGCAACGCGGCCGTGGGATCTGCCATCTATGATGGCGTCACACAACAGATTGATCTGCCCGCACCGCTGGGCATCCAGAACTTCTATTGGGCGCAGTGCTATGCGGATAGCTATGTAGGGCCGTATTCCCCCAACACCTACGGCATGGGTGCCGTGGCCAGCTATTGGGACACCGCGCAACTTGCAGGCAACGCCGCAACCGAGATTATCACGCAGGTTGTAAGTCTGACCTCAGTGACGAGCATTCCGGGCGGAGCGCTCACGATTTCGAGTTATCAAGTTGGCCCGTACCCCTATGATACGAAGGTCATCAACACGGTTACCGGCGATTACGATGTTGCGGTGACGACGCCAGCCAGTTTTCTCGCGTTGACGGTCAAAGCGGACTTCTTTTCCGGCACTCGCGATGGCAATCAGGCGGCGCAACTCGTGCTGAACCGTGCGAGCATTTCGAGTATAGATCTCGTGGGAGCCTTCACACGCGAAGCGATCGTGACGCTGCCGATGAGTCAATCTAATACGGCTTGGGGCATCATCGGCGGGACGCTCGCACCGGGCGTGACGCTGAAGATCAATAACCTCACCCAGAAGCTCGAAGTCATTAAACGCTAATCCTGATCCAACGAATGCCCGATCATGGCGCGCACGGACGACGAAGGACTGCGCCAGACACGCCGCCCGATTGGGGTGACGGGCAGCCAATGGCTGTATGGTCATGCTGCCCCGCTGTGACGGTAATAAGTGCTGCGGATGCCATGCCGGTGATGGCGACCTTACAAGCGGTCGGATGCTCGGTACAGACCGCGCAGCCCGTTAAAAGCAAGTTCCCAAAGATTGCAGCCAAAGCCACAATCCATCGCATGGAGCCATACGCACGCTGCGGGAGGCACATGCCTGCCCGATGACGACGCTGCTGGAATTGAGGCGCGACCAAGTTGCCCCCGATTGCATCATGGGCATTCTGGCGCTCGGCGATCACAAGCTGCATACGATTGAACCTCCTTGGATCCCTAATCCGGCCGGCGGCAAGGCCGGCGCCCCCTTCGTCTCCTGCGTCCCCCCGGGTCTGTACCGGGTAGAGCCCTATAAACGCCCGTGTGGGGAGCGGACATGGATCCTGTCTGCTCCCGAGCTCGGGGTATTCCGTCTGCCGTGGGAAATTCAAGGGCGGCGCGAATCTTTCCGCTCGCTGGTCACCATCCGAGCCGCACATTACGCCTACGACGCGGTTGACGCCATAGGTGTGGGTCTCAGTCGGACCAAGGATCGGGCCGGTTGGAAGTTGGAACGATCGCTCGATGCGATGAATCAGCTACGAACGCTCATCAACGGCAGCTTCGATGTGCGATTGAAGATCGAGGAGTCGGCGTGACTTTACTTATCGTCTTCACGGTATGGCTAGTCGCCGGGGTAGCTGATCGCGCCAGCCGATATGCGGGCGGATGGGTCTGGTTCTCATTCGTGCAGCTCGTGATGGGTGTGGCGGCGCTATTCGGGCTCTTTGTGCTCGCGGTTGCATGTGCGGCGCGCTGGTGGACATTGGACGCGAAGTCGATCAAGGACGGTCGCCCGATCGATCGCTGGCGCTTCCCAGTCCCCAATGCGATCTATGGTAACCCGGAAGATGGCGTAAGCGGCCAAACGGCGCTGATCATGATCAATCCTGTCGATGCAGGTCCTTATCTTCCCGGCGCTGGCGTGCGCCGGCGCGCCTACCGCTGGAGCGCGCTTCGCAATTCATGCGACGGGCTCAAGTATGTATTTGCCTGGAAGGGCGGTCCATACACGAAAGTGGGCGCGTTCAAACTCGGATGGCACGAAGAGAGCGGGATCAAGGTGCCCGTGTTATGAGCAATCCTGACGCCCCGTCTTGGCTCACCGAGCTCGTCTGGAAAGCCGTTGAGGCGCTCGGTCTGGCCCTGGGAGCCGTCTTTGCCTGGTTCGTGAAACGGGATGTCAACCGGTTCGACAAAGCATTGGAGGCCCATACCATGGAGATCGGTGAACTGCAGCGGGATCGCGTGACTCGGAAGGATTTCGACGAACTGCGATCATCCCTCACGGCCGCTATTACCCACGGGTTCGACCGGGCAGAGGAAAAGATCGACAAGCGGCATGATGAAAACGGGGAGCGTCATCGCAAGACCGATGACGACATTCAGTATATCCGCGAGCGCTTGGACAAGGCGCTGGATAAATGAGCAATCTCGACGCGTTTCTGTCGATGATCGCGACGAGTGAGGGCACCGAACTTATCGGCGACCGGGGCTACAACTGTCTTGTCGGCAGCACTCCGCAGAAACCGGTTCTATTCTCGAGCTACGCCGATCATCCGCGGATCCGGGTACGACTCTCAGACACGCTAACCAGCACTGCGGCCGGCCGGTACCAAATCCTGGAGCGCTACTACGACGCCTACAAGGCGCGGTTGGGCCTTACGGACTTCAGCCCGGAATCCCAGGACACGATTGCGCTGCAGATGATCCGCGAGCAGCACGCCTTTGCGGACGTGGCGAGCGGGCACTTCGACGAAGCCGTCACGAAATGCGCGAACATTTGGGCCAGTTTGCCTGGGAACGGCTACGGACAACATCAGAACAAGCTCGCCGACCTGCGGCAGGCATTCACCGACGCCGGGGGCGTAATGGCATGATCGACCAAATTTTGAAATGGGGAACTGAACTTATCGAGTTTGGGTATCATTACCCCGACGTCGCCTCAGTCATTGGAGGCTCCCTTTCCGGCTATGCCGTCGGTGTGCTGGTCGAATGTTACTTCGTGCCCGTCACGCTGCCCCACCGCTCGCAACAGGCGGTGAGCATGCTGGCGACGCTGGTTTCCGGGACGCTCCTATCGGCGACCATCTGGGCGCACACGACGCCGCTCGATTTGCGCCTCGCTATCAGCTTCTGCGCTGCGACCCTGGGCTGCTTCTTCTATCCGGCGATTGCGCGCGTCGTCACTCGGTACTTCCCGGCAGTCGGGAGCGTCTGGGCCAAGCGCGATGACGATCCGCCAGCCCAGGCGACCAAGCCATGATTACGGCCGCTCTGGCGTTTCTGCACGCCCGCCGTGGGCTTCTCGAGGTTCTCCTGGCCGTGGGCGTGGTAGCCGCACTGTGGCTTGCCTACGACCGCCGTATTGACGCCGCCGTGGCTCAAGGAATGCAGAGGCAGCAGGTAGCCGATGATCTCGCCAAGGCGGATTTACAGAAACAGGTTGACGCTCTCACCGCCCAAAATCTCGTGCTCGCGCGAGCCGCGAAGGCAAAATATGATTCCGATCACGCTCAGAATACTGCTGCTGCTACTCAGCCTGTCGATACTAGCCAGTTGTGCAAGCCGACCTCCGCACACGGTAGCAGTAGCGGATTGCCCCAAGCCGGCCGATCCGACGTCGGAAATGCTGCGGGAACCGCCTCCGCCCCAGTGGTTCGGGAAGTGCCTTCGCCAGATAACGGGATCGCCGACGATCGACGACGACTGCTTGCAGCGATTGCAGCCCTATCTGACGACGACAGCGCAGTGATCAGGGAGTTTCAAGAGCGCCAAGCTGTGAAATGACGCGCGGGAAGTTCCAGGGGGTGGCACTTTCCCGCGCGACGCCTCCCGTGTGAGTCGTACGCTCGGCGCGCCTCTAATCTGCCCGCTGCTGCGGTGCGATGGCAATCACTTCCGCTTCACCATCGCTTGCACAAAGGTGTAGTTCGACTCGCCTTCTGTGAAACCATCGCGATCAACGTAGGATCGGTAGTGGGACGAGACGGATACTCCACCGAGCGGCTCCCAGCCATCGGCAATTGCATCGCGCACGACGGTCTCCAAGTTCTTGATGTCATCGGCGCCTAGAATCTCGTATTCCATTAAGACTTACCTTCTTCCGCTACTTGTGACCAGCGCAACGTTGCACGAACAAATCGAATAACGCTCGTCGCATTCCTCGTTCGCCAGCCTCCCACGCCTGCCACGCCCGATAGGTGTACCCGATCAGGGCCGCTGCTTCTTGCTGGGTTAGACCAGCTTTCTCGCGAGCGGCCCTGATATCTTCAGGCCGCGGCTTCTTCGGCTTCACTCGCCCTCACATACTCCAGAACGGCTTCCGACCATCCATCGATCGATACCCACGGTCCGTAGGCGATTCCGTTCTTGTAGCCACCCACGTTGATGATGTACCCGTGCCCCTGCGGGTGCGGCGGTCGGTCGGCCGACTGCTCGTCAGTGATCACAAGTATGCGGTCACACTCCGGGAATATTTCATAGACCTTTCGCACCGCCGACCCGAGATAGGTGCTCGTCGGATTGACCACTTCCTTGACCGCCTGCACGAGCGCGAACCCGCGCCGGGGTGGAACCTCAACCATCCGGTCGGAGAAGGTGAACACGCGGCAACGTTCTGCTGTCTCCCGAAGGATCATGGCGAGCGCCGCCGCTGCATCGAACCGCGTGATTTCGGACTTGGCAGAGACCGGTGCGCTCATAGAGCCGGAATGGTCGATCAGCAGCGCTGTCTTGCCGGCAAGCTTCGGCACTTCCGCCAGACACCGGAACATGGCTTGTTCCAGCGCATCCTCCAGACGCGGCGCGTATCGAGCCGCCGTGATGAACCGGAACGGTAATACCCGTTCGGCGTTCATCACGCCCAGCGCATTGCGGATCGCATCCTCGGACACTCCCGCCTCGATCATGCCGCGCAGATTCCGCAGCAACGCTAGCGCGCCAAGCTTTTTTTCAGCCATCAGCCGCTCAAAGGTCGCCTTTTTGTCGGCACCTTCCGAGAGCGCGACCTCCCACGTATCCGGCGTCTCCAATTGGTTCGCCGCCAGCTTATCGAAGATCGCCTTCTGCGCCTCATCCTTCGGGCGCGCGTGGGACAGGAACAGCACGTCACGCAGCTTCACCGCGCCGTCCTTGTTCCACTTGGCGAGCTGGTACTCGTTGAACTTCTTGAGTGCGCGCGCCAATCCCACCTTCATCTGCGCGGTGAGGGGAGCATCCTTCTTGTCCTTCCAATAGAGCGCGAGAAGCTCGCCGCACTCGTCCGGCCGCTGGATGACGCGGGCGATGAGATCGCCGACCTGGCGCCCCTTGTGGACGCGCAGAATCTCGCGCAATAGGAAGAGCGGAGCATGCCGGAGCTTGAACTTCTCACGCGCATCAACGGCGGTCTGTGCAGCGTCCGCGAAGGAGACGCGCTTGATCAGATCCGCCATGCGAGTCGCAGCATCGATGCCCGACTCATAGAACGTATCCTCGAACAGCATGTTGGCCATGACAGTCCGGCGCAGTTCTTTGGCCGCAGAGACGTCGATGGAAAGGGCACCCTCGTGAGTACGAGGAGCGTTGACGGGAATCTTCAGGTTCGTTCGCATAAAGCCTCCGTTGTAATCGAAGGCTTGGCAGTCCAGTTGCGGGAACAAACGGCTTCAGTTTTTACGTGCGCTGTCTTGCGACCCGCTTCCGCTTCCCCAAGAAGTAGCTGAAACCTACGCCACGCACAAGAAATCGCGGGGGAACAAACGGATACGGAATGTATCTAGCATGATGTATCCGTAACCTACGCCACCCACAAAACTTTGCCGGAACAAGCGACTACGGAAATTTTCGCGCTCTAACCACTGAGCTACCGGCCTTGCGACCGAGAGGGATTCGAACCCCCGACCTCGTCATTAAGAGTGAAGTAACCGTAATCTACGCCAAGCACATTCGAATCGTAAGGCACACAGTGTGTGCATGTCAAATTGTGACTCTCGGTATCTGATTAAGATCGACTCTCAGGTGGAGGATTGAGCGGCCAGCAGTAGCCCTGTTCGAGCTGCTCAACTGTGAGCTTTCCGTTGCGTACGTCCAGCGCCATGTACTCGGCAATCCTACGCTGTGCAGTCGCTATGAGCTGCTCACCTGCCGGTTCGACTTGTTGAGATACCCGCGCTTCTAGCACTGCATAGCGCGGATCTTCATCGTCGAGCGTGGCGACCATGACCTCATCGGGCACGTTGCCGAGTGCTTCGTACATGCGCTTTGCTTCATATACGAAGGAACGCTCGAGGCCCGCCAGCTTAAGTTTGCGGCAGTTCCAGATTATTCCTGCGGCCCGTTCCAGCGCCGCCCGCAGCCCATCCCGCTCGCGCGTGAGGCGCTCGATTTCGGCGTGAGCCTCATCGTACCGTACCCATTCGCCATCCGCGTCCGGGCGGCACAACGCCGTGTAGTCGTGC